ATACAGGAAATATAAAAAAATTAAGATGGCAGCAAGATATCAACAGCAACTGAACATTGCTTTAGAGCGTTTAGATCAAGGATTAGCTCGTGTTCATAGTATGGTAAAGCGTGGAAAAAACGCGGATGCTATTTACTTTATGGAAAATGATCTTAAAGGTCTTTATGAAGAATTACAAAACATTATTAATATTGAACCTGGTTCACCTAATACAAGAATAGGTAATCTATGATAGGCGCAGAACAAATAAAGGTTAATTTTGAAAACTTCAATGGAGTTTTAGAAGCTAATTTTAAAGGCGAGCGTTTAGAAAAATTAAAGACCCTTACGGATTGTTTAAAAGAGCGAATGATGTTTGCTCCCGCATCTACTAAGGATTGGTTTAATAATGCTTTTCCCGGTGGTTATTTAGATCACGTTTTACGTGTAAATAAAATAGCAAATCAATTACATAAGTTATATGCATTTCACAATGCTAATGAAACTTACACGGGTGAAGAACTCAATTTTGTTTCATTATTTTCTCAATTAGGGAAGTTGGGGGATTGGAATAATGAATATTTCCAGAAAAACGACTCGGATTGGCATGTAAAGAATTTAGGAATGGTTTATAAATTCAACGCAGAAGTACCTGCAATGAAAATTTATGACCGTACAATTTTTCTATTACAAGATGCAGGTATTAAACTTTCACACAATGAATATTTAGCCATTCGCAATCAAGAAGGCCTATTTGACGAAAGTAATAAATTCTACTTCTATAGTGGGCAAAAAGAAACTAAATTTCGCACTCACCTCCCATTATTAATTCACCAAGCAATCCAAACAGCTCAAGAAATTGAATATCAAACTTGGAGTTCTGGAAATTCGGTTGTACCATCAACTAAACCTGCAAATGCCTCTAAAGCTGATAAAAGCCTAAGGAAAGCTAAAGCAATAAAAGAAGAAAATAACCCTAACTTTAGTAAAAATACAAAATCAATAATTGATTCATTTTTTACTGATGATACCCCAACTAAATGATAATTACAATAGCAATATTATCCGCTCTATTAATAGTAAGTTTATTTGCAATATGGAATCTTGTAAAGAAAAACGAAGTCCTTGAAGATTTTATTGCAAAACAAAGTGAAGCTATTGATTACTGTGATAAAAGATTAAAAACATTAGATGATCGCAAAGTATTTTATGCAGATGATGAAATTGGTTGGTTTTTCGAAAAAGTTAAGGAAATACAAGAGGCGCTAAATGAATTTCGCCTCCGCTAATTATGGCAAAAAAAAGAGGAAGAAAAAGTAAAAGATTATATTTTACCGAAGATACTGAGCAAGCAATAGTAGAATATTTAGCTAGTGAAGATCAAGATGAAAGGAATAAGATCTATAATAGAAGAATTCATTATTCATTCTATAAACTAGCAGAAAATCTTATACATACATTTAAATTTTATTATACTGAAGTTGATGATCTTGAAGATTTAAAACATGAGGTCATTTGCTTTCTATTAGAGAAACTTCACTATTTTAAAGTTGGAAAAGGTAAAGCTTTTTCATATTTTAGTATAGTAGGAAAAAATTATCTTATTCTCTATAATAATAAAAATTATGCTAAGAAAAAGAAAAAAGTAGATCCCCTAGATGCTGATCATGATGATACTATTTTAAATAATTTTGAACATAATGAATCATTATCTATAAAAGTAGAATTTTTGGATATGTATGTTGCTCATGTAGATAATAACTTGCATCAATATTTTAAAAAACCGGATGAAGCTAGGGTCGCAGATGCAGTATTAACTATTTTTAGAAATAGAGAACATTTAGAAATTTTCAACAAAAAAGCTATTTATATTTATATTAGGGAATTAACAAAATTAGAAACCCCCATTATAACTAAGGTAGTTAAAAAGATGAGAGATATATTTAATAACTCTTATTCTAGATATCTTGAGGGATAATATATTTATTAGTATGAGTAATCCACTTGATCAAATACTATTTGACGGGAAATCATCCTCTGATGTATTTAAAGAAATATATACTAATAGTAAGAAAAAAGATAAACAAATAAATGCTTTAATTGCTGAATTAAAACCCTTAATTCAAAATATAGGGGATGCTCCTGTTGTAGTCCCTCTTATTAAAGAATATCTAGAAGTATCGGTAAAAAATGACGAACATCTAATCAAAATGATGGCCGTTATTCAACGTTTAAGTAATAGTGCGGCTAATAATGGTGGAGATGCACTATTAACTGATGAAGAAATGAAACAACTTCAAGCAATAGCTGAAGAAATAGCAGGAAATGAGTAGTCAAATTAAAAATCAGGGTACATCCCCTGGAGGAAGTAATAATACAATAATATTATCAGATACTAAAAGGGTCATTGATATTATATTAGATTCAGATCATCCTAAATACACAGACCCTAATAGTATTGGTACAATATTCTTTACTGACGAAAATTCAAGAGAAGTTACTAAAAAACCCCACACCCTTCCTATAGCTCGTCCTATTTCTAGAAATAATATTATATACCCTGTAAAAGGAGAAATAGTACAAGTAATACAATCTACTAGTAATGATTATTATAAAGATATGGAAGGTAATCCTAATAATATTACTAATTATTATTACCCCCCAATAAATGTACATAACACTACAACCAACAATGCTTTACCTAATCAAGGGATTTTTAAAAGAAAAAATAGAAAAAGTAACGACACCACTATATCAACTAATACCCCTAATTTTAAATTTGAATCTGAATTCATATCAGAGGTCCGAACAATAGCTGAAAAGAAGTTAGGTAACTATTTACGTAATTTGGGATTTACCTCAGGTAGAAATGATAGTAGAGCTCCTACATATACCCTATTCCAACAATCGAATGGTAAATTCGTTTATCGATTAGATGATTCTGAAGAAAATAAAATAAAATTAGGTAATTACTTTAAAGAAAACCCTAACCAAAGACCCCTAACACCAACAGAAGGAGATTTAATTATTGAAGGAAGAAATGGCCAAAGATTTAGAGCAACTATAACTGGTCCTGAAGGTAAAAATACAATAAGTAATAATGTCACTGATGTAGAAGATGGTAATGCCTCTATGGGGGATCCTGCTATCCTTATTTCTGTAGGTGAGGGTGAAAATGAAAATATTAATTTAGATGGTGGATCTATTTATATATTAAAAAACCAAAGTGTAAATATAGTAGCAGCTTCTAATAATATAGATTCACTAAAATCAACGTACACAGAAAATGTTGATGATCCTTTGAAAGAAATAGGCAAAGCCCCACCACCAATAGTCACTGAAGTAAATGAAGAGACACAGATCCAAGATGTATCTTTTGATGGAGAACAACCCGTAATCCAAGAAACAATAAATTCAGCTGAACCCGAACCTATAATAATAACTGAAGATTTTGATGATCCAGTTTTTGCTGCCTTAGCAGAAGCAGAGGAAGCAGGTTTAATAGAATTAAAAACAGATCATTTTGAAGATCCTAGAGAATTTGACAATCCATCTTTATCCTCAACTCCCACTAATACTCCAACACTTAATACGTTAGCAAATTCACTAGAAATAGATATAGATAATGTCCCTACTTGGGACCCACAATATACTGATACAAGAATTAAAACACTACATCCTAATATTAGGAGGTCTGCTAAAGAATTAATATTAAGATGTTCTATAGAATTAGGCCTTAATTTAAGAATAGCACAGGCCCTTAGAACAATAGCTGAACAAGACGCTTTATATGCCCAAGGTAGAAATGGTAATAGTGGTCCAATAGTTACTAATGCTAAAGGGGGAAGTAGTTACCATAATTTTGGGTTAGCATTTGATTTAGTAGAAATTAAAGCAGATAAAAGTGCAAATTATGATTACAATCATAGTTTAGTTTCAAGTATAGGTAAATCCTTAGGTTTTGAATGGGGTGGAGATTGGAAAAGTATAGTAGATAAACCCCACTATCAGATGGTATTTGGTAAAAAAACTAGTGAATTAAAAACTATATTAGACAATAACCTAGCAGAAGGAATAGCTTTAGAAGGCAAATACCCTGTAATTTCAACATAATGGCTAAAACAGAATTCATACAAGAAGATGTATACGTTGGTAAACAAATATTAATTGATAGTGATCGACTAGTATTTAATGGGAGAAAAGATGCTTTATTTTCAAGCACTGATCTTTTATTATTTAAAACTGAGGGGGAATTTCATATTAATACTCGTAAGGATACATTTATAAATACTCCTAAAATATATATAGGTCCTACAATAGATGGAGAAGACCCAAATATACCAGCGGTTAAAAGTGACACATTAAAGCAGTTACTATCAGATTTAATTGGATCTTTTAAAATGTTTTTTACGGTAAGTTACCCCCAAACATCAGGCCTTCAAGGTCCTAATCCAGTTATAAATAAAGGATTAGCTCAAACAATAATTCAAGATTTACAAAAAATAGAATCTAGATTAGATGAAATTAAAAGTGATAAAGTATTTATAAGATGATAAATAATATAGTTAATACAATTGTAAATACATGCTCTACTTATTTATCTGACAACCAAGATAAGATTAAAGAAGCTGCTAAAAAAAGAGCAAAAGAAGAAGCAATGGCCGCTGCTGAAAAAAAGGCTCAAGAAGAAGGTATAACATTACAATTTCCCCCTTCACCTAAGGATTTTAAAAATCAATTAGAATCTCTCCCAATTAATAGTCAAGATGATTTACTAAAAGCAGAAAAAGTTTTTAATAAATTTTTATCTCTTGTAGAAAAAGCTATTTCTAAAGCAAAAAGTGCTAAAAATGAATTAGTAAAAATTAAAGAAAAGATAGATACAATAAAAAAGTTATTATTAATTATTGATATTGAGAGGGAACCCCTTTCACTAATTTCCCCTCTTGTTTCTACAATAAAAAACACCCTAACAGCCCCTGGAGGGACTATTGATCAGGCTCTATCACTTTCAAGTAGCACAGTTGCTAATGGGCTATTAATAAATAAATTAGGTGTCCAAAAAAAAGAATTAAAAGATGAAACTAAAAAGTTTGAAGATGTTTTAAAATTTATTCCTACTATCACAACATTTTTTAATGATCAAATTGGAAAAATATCACCCCCCCTGAATAAAGGCATTTTAGGATTAGAAGAAAATATTCAAAAATTAGAGGGCCTATTAAGCCAAATTGAATTCATTTATGAAGAATTCCTCTTATCACTAATTATACCAGAATTAAATGATGAAGATAATGAAACCACAGGAAATACAAATCTATCAGATTATATAAAGGATGAGGGTAATCTTTCTACATTAATAAGTGATGCTTTAAGTGGGGGAAAACCCACAACTACCACATTAGCTGATTCTTCAGATGATCCCCTAGAAGAAACACAAACACCATTAATAACATCATTAGTATTTAAAAAATTTAACCAATAAAACAAAAAGATTTGATATTTATTAAAAACACCACATTAGTATGAAATTAAGTGCATTTGAAAAAGTAATCAGAAAAGTTGTACGTGAAGAAATAGATTACGCTTTAAGACGCGAAATTGCGTTATTAAAAGAAAATTTAACAACTAATAATCAAACTATAAATGAAGTAAGGAATGAACCAGCTCCAGAAGAATTTAGACAAAAACTCAGAGAGCAATTCACCCCACAAGCATTTTCACAAGATAGTACACTAAATGGCCTATTAAATGAAACAGCACAAGCATCTCATGATATACAACAGCCCCAACATAATCCTCACGATCCTGTAAATCAATTTATAAATAAAGATTATAGTCAATTAATAAAAGCAATTGATAAAAAGAAAAATTTTAGACCCTAATGGCTATAAAACTTAATAATATAAAAGCTATAAAAATAGCTCCAATTGATGTTAGTGAGAAGACAGCAGTAGGAATTCATTTACCTTTTAGCAAAAAAGGAATATTCATTTCAGATTATACTACTAGAGACCACGCTAAATCTAAATTAACAAATGTATTATTAACATCCCCGGGAGAAAGATTAAACCAACCTCTATTTGGGGTAGGATTAAAAAATAGGTTGTTTGAACAACAAACAGAACTATCAGAAAAATCAGCTGACCTTAAATCTATAATAACCCCCCAAGTTCAACAATATATACCTGAAATAGAAATTAAAAACATATCTTTAAAAGACGGAGGAATTGCAGGACATAAATTATTTGTTACCGTTAATTATTCATTAATTAATAATGATGAAAAAGACTCAGTAACTTTAAGTTTTACTAATGAAAATTTTAATGATAAATAATGGCATATTCAAGCGCTACATCCGATAATAAAACAATAAATTACCTTAATAAGGATTTTTCTGACTTTAAAGATGCCCTCATTAACTTAGCAGAAACCTACTACCCGGATACTGTTAATGATTTTTCTGAAGGAAGCCCAGGTACTATGTTTATTGAAATGGCATCATATATTGGAGATGTACTATCTTTCTACACAGATGCACAGGTCCAAGAAACATTTTTACAATATGCTCAAGAAAGAGAAAATTTATATGCTTTAGCATATACTTTAGGATATATACCTACTATTACTACTCCTTCCTCTGTTGAATTAGAAATATTTCAACAAATTCCCGCTGATGATAATGGGGAACCTGACTATGATTATGCTTTACGAATTAGAAAAAATTCTTCATTCTTACCAAATAATAATAGTGGAACCTCATATGTTATTCAAAATGATGTAAATTTTGCTTTTAGTTCTTCATTTGACCCTACGGAACAAACTATTTATTCGACCATACAGGATAGTACCCAACCCGAGTATTTTCTTTTAAAGAAAAAAGCTAAGGCAATTAGTGCCGAATTAAAAACAACTACTTTTGCAATTGGGGCAGCTGAAAAATTTAAAACTTTAACTGTAAATGATTCTAAAATAATTGGAATTCAATCGATAATAGATTCTGATGGAAATGAATACACAGAAGTTCCCTATTTAGCACAAGAAACAATATTTGAAGAAGTACCTAACACAGAATCTAATGATCCTACTTTAAATCAATATAATGGTCAAACCCCATATCTTTTAAGAACCAAGAAGGTTTCTAAGAGATTTGTTACAAGATTTAAATCTAACCAAAAATTAGAAATTCAATTTGGGGCTGGAGCTACTAGTGGTGATGATACAACTATTATACCAAATCCTGATAATATAGGATTAGGAATTAAGGATGGTAGATCTTTATTAGATAAATCTTATGATCCCTCTAATTTCTTATTCACTAAAGCCTATGGGGAAATCCCATCTAATACAACTTTAACCGTAACATATTTAGTTGGGGGAGGTATAAATTCAAATACAAATGCTAACACTATTAATAGAGTAGGAAATGTAAACACGGTCCCTACCAAAGGAAATTTAAATTCTGGATTACTTAATACTGCTGTTGATTCAATAGCTTGTAATAACCCAGAACCTGCCATTGGTGGTGGTCCTGGAGATTCAGCTCAAGATATAAAATTAAATGCTATAGCTAATTTCTCAGCCCAAAAAAGAACAGTAACTAAAGAAGATTATATTTTTAGAGTATTAGCAATGCCCCCACAATTTGGCTCTGTAGCTAAAGCCTACATAGCACAAGATACTCAAATATCTCTTGATACTAATAAAAGAATATCTAACCCTAATGCCTTAAATTTATATACCTTAGGGTATGATTTTAATAGAAACTTAACAGCATTACCATATGCTTCAAAAATAAATTTAGCAACTTATTTAGAACAATATAGAATGTTAACTGATGCTATTAATATTAAGGACGCCTCAGTAATTAATTTTAAATTAGAATTTGACATTAAAGTTAAAAATGGAAATTCAAATGATAGAGTCCTCCTATCAGCAATAAATAATTTACGATCATTTTTCGATATAAATAATTGGCAAATAAATGAACCTATTAATAAAGGTGATATAGTAAGTTTATTATACGGTATAAGGGGGATCCAATCAGTAGATAATTTAGTATTTACTAACTTATTTGGTGAAGTTTCAGGATATTCAAAATTTAAATATAATTTTGATACGGCAACTAGAAACAATATTATATACCCCTCATTAGATCCCAGTATTTTTGAATTAAAATACCCTAACAATGATATAATTGGTAGAGTAACAACATAACACTATGGCACATTATTTTATATTTCCAGAAAAAGATACTGCTATTTATTCTCATCCTACTAGGAAGATTCTTAATACAGGTATTGACGAAATTTTAACATTAAAAGATGAACCTTCATCTACTGATTTAAACTATTATCCTAGTAGGATCTTAATTCAGTTCAAACAATCTGAAATAAATGATGTTATTAATGATAAAGTTAGTGGACCTTTTTCAGCTAGTTTAAATCTATATCAAACAGAACATAGTGAATTAAGTATAGACCAAAACTTAGAAATCTTTTCTCTATCAGGTAGTTGGAATAATGGAACTGGTAGATATGCTAATACCCCTACTATATCTGATGGATGCTCATGGTTATATAGAGATGGAAGCCCAGATGCTATTTCAAATGACCCCTTAGGAACTGAATGGGCCACTGAAAGTTCAGTTACAGGGGTTACATCTAGTTGGATAGCGGCTTCTCCTGGTGGGGGAACATGGTATACTTCAAGTGGGTTTTTTACAACTAAAACTTATGGTTATGGGGATAATTTAGATCTTTCATTTGATTTAACGACTCCTGTTTTAAAACACATAAGTCATAGTTTATACTCTAATACTTATCCTGATGGAATAGAAAATAATGGATTTATAATTAAAAGATCAGATTCACAAGAATTCACATCAATAGATGAAGGAGAATTAAATTATTTTTCTGTAGATACTCACACAATATTCCCACCATATTTAGATATATCTTGGGATGATTCAGTATATGACACAGGTTCAGCAACAGATAATAATATAATCAAAACAGGTCAAACATATGTTACATTAAGAAATAATAAAGAAAAATTTAGAACTGTAGAAGAATATAAGTTTAGATTAAATGTTAGAGAATTATATCCTACAAGAAAATTTGTTACTTCTTCAAATTTCTTAGATGTAAAGTACTTTACAAGTAAATCCTATTACTCATTAGTAGATTATGCTACTGAAGAAGTATTAATTCCTTTTGGCGAAGAATCTAAATTAAGTGCTGATACAGAAGGAATGCATTTTAAATTATATATGCAAGGCCTTCAAGAAGAAAGATATTATAAATTTTTATTTAAACATGAAAATAATGATGGTATTCAAGTTTATGATGATAATTATTACTTTAAAGTAGTTAAAACATAATGGCAAACGGATATTCACAATCACCAGCGCAACAGAATAGAGCAGAACTACCCCCAACTAATACAAATGAGGGAGTATCCTTTGATCCGGATTTATTAGGAGAAGTTTCATATGTAGATGGAACTACTTCATATAATAACGAAGGATTCAAATTAACCCCTGATATGGAGGCATATCTTGCAGGTCAACAACCTTATGTAGAACCCGTTGAACCAATTCCCTCCCCTATTATAGGTGAAATAAAATTTCAAAAAACTATCTATAGTCAACCTTCTTTTAGAAAACGTATTGATGTTTCCTTTAATGAATTAAATAATAAAGGTGGAGAAATAGATATACCTGATTTTTTCAACCAATATAGAAAATTATTTTATGATATTCCTAAAAATGGAGAATTTTCTCATAATGAACTTATCAAGGCAAGCACAGATTATTATAGGGATTTTAATGATCCTAAAGATCTAGTAATAGAAAACCTAAATAACCAAATAGTAGTATTAGAACTACAATTAGCAAATGCACAAGCAGGCTTTGATCCTGAAACTGGAGAAGCTACAAACTCTGATGGAATTGATGAATTAATAGAGACTACTGAAGATAACGCTAGAAGATTGGAAATAGTAGGTAATTCTAGTAATCCAAATATATATTGGGATGAGTCGGATGAATATAATGGTTTAGGATTGGGTGTTGGTTTAAATAATCACAAAAAATATTTAAATAGAGATTCCTATTCAAAATTACCTAATGGTGTAGAATTAGAATCTACTAATAGTAATCAGATGCTAAAAGATTTAAATCAAGCACATGATGATCGAAGAAATGGAAGTAATATAAGGACATATAACCAGTGGGTTGAAGATATTGAGGCAAAATCTAGTGGCAATCGTACTAAGGCACTAAAACAATTATTAGATTACCACAAAAACTACCAGATGGACAAACTTCAAGCAGCAAATAGTGCATAATGATAACAAACTTAACTACCATAGAAACAATTAGTCAATCTGATTTAGATCAAATTCCTTCAAAAACACTATCAAGAAGGTTTGGGAATTCTAATGACTCTATTGAATTAATTATCTACGATTTAAATGGAAATGTACTATTTAATGACGAAGATTTTAAAGATTATACTACATACTTAAATCCTAATGATAATTTAGTTGATTCTATTGATATTGATTATAAGCAAGTTTTAAATGACTATGGTTTTAATAATGGTAAATATAAACTGGTATTTTCATTTCAAAGAAAGTTAATAACCCCGGGTTTTGAAAGAAATTTTTCTATAAGTGAAATATCCCCCTCAAAAACTGAAATTAGATATATTCTACCTATTTTAGATACCGATGATGCTAATAATAGAATTGATGATTTAAATACTATAATCAATAATACTCCTTTTATAAAAGATATAAATATAAGTTTTAGAAGAGGAACCACAGGTTTAATAATTAACGCCCAATCTGATGGCAACTCTGGATTAATAAAATTATATAACCCACTACCCCCATCAATAGGATTAAATGAACCTTTTAGAATATATGAGGAAATCATAAACCCACTAGAGGTAGAAATGGATTTAGGTCCTTCTATTTTAGAAAATGAAGGAATTAATCTTAGTGGCCCTAATTTCAATATAGATTATACTGATAATTACACAGTCCCTTCTGAATTTAGAACATATGATGATATTTTAAATAAGGGAGCTATAACCTCAAGTTTTAACAATATAGCAAATTATTTAAGTGGTAGTATCCCAGTTGATTTAGAATTTGATAACCCAAACACCCCATCAGGTTACCATTTTGAAAACTTCATCCACTACAGTTCAGCAACTGAAAGACTTAAAAACTTCAAATATAAATTAGGGTTATTAGAATCTTACTCAAGTTCTTTAGCCATATTAAATAATATATCAGGTTCAGTAACCTCTTCATCACCACAAATCCAAAATATATTAATATTTAATGATAAAACTGACAAAGTAATCCAAGGATTTGATTATTATGAAAGATATCTTTATTATGAAAAGGGAAATTATGCATGGCCTAAAATTACAACCGCAAAACCCCATATTAATGCTAAGGTAAATTCAACTGCAGCTAAAGATTGGTTTGGAGCATCCTTTGATGATTATAATAATGTCTATTATGGTGGTCAAATGTTAAGTGCAAGTAAATATGATGATTATAATCCATATTACTTAGGAAAAACTATTCCCCCTGACATAAGACATAATACTCAAAATGAAGCATATGTACTATTTACTGAAATGATAGCACAACATTTTGATGGCATTTGGGCTCATATTGATAGCATAACAGATAAACATCAAGCGGATAGTGGTTTAAATGATGGAATTTCAAAAGAACTAGTATTTAATGCTTTAACTGAAAGAGGTATTAGAGCATATTCCCAGTTTGAAAATTCATCTATATATGAGTACTTTTTAGGAGATGATGGCCAGGGAAGTTTTCAATATGAATCAACTGATGGTTCAACTATGGTATCTGCCTCCAATGAGGGATCAATTCCTAAGGGTGATATATCAAAAGAAATTTGGAAGCGTTTATACCACAATGCACCATACCTTTTAGAAACCAAAGGAACTGAGCGTGGGTTAAAAGCATTAATTGCTACATATGGTATTCCTGAGTCTGTACTTCACGTAAAAGAATATGGGGGGCCTTTACAAGATAAAACAGGATTTAGAACTTTCTCTTATCAAAAGGAAAGTAGAATGGTAAATAGCATAGGAAATAAAGATAATTCATCTAATTCCTCTTTAGTAAGAATAATAGGATTTTCCTCTCGAAGCACAAATATTCGCCTTAAACCTGATCCTACAGCTCCTACTTCTTTACAAATAAGATATTTACCTGATTCCCCTAAGGCAGCCAGTAATAGTATAAGCACTCAATATCAACCTCTATTTACTATAAGAACCCAAGTAGCATCACCCATTCCTGATTTAGGACTATTAATATCCCAAAGTATTGACCCCTCTAAATTAGATAGTGGATCTTATGCCCATCTAATACTAGTGACAGGTAGTAGTTTAGAAAATGATATAACCCAAAATAAAGTAGTTGCAAGTGAATTAGTGCCATTTTTTAATGGAGATGTTTGGAATATTTCTTTAACTTTAGATAGTGGATCAAGCAATAACATAAAAGCATATGCTACA